TTTGCTACTGCCTTTCCAGATATATGCGCCCTAACCGATGGGTCTTGTCCAATTGCAGATTGATAGAAACTGCTGAGGTTTTGCACCACGGTAGCTTGTGCGGCAAAGTGTCTTGCGCCAATCGGACGCAGCTTGCCAGCGGCAGTGATGTCGTCCTTTGTGATTTCCATGAACTGAATCACACCAACGTCATCGTCAATAACCCTAATCAAATCAGCACCATCCATGTTTCTACGGGCCGATTCAAACATCTTATTAAGCACGTCTTCGATACATTCAATCTCAAAGTGCGTAATCTTGTTCTGGAAAATGCGCGAGGCAGCTTGCTCAAGAGTTTGCACCTCGTAGGCTGTTTTCTCGCCTTGTGTGCGAATACCCATAGCTTGCTTGGGAGCACCAGCCATCTCTTCCATCTTCTGCTCAAGCATAGCGATTTCATTGTTGGCAGCAATCACACCCTGCAAGCTTCTTCCCAGCTCCTGAATGTTGCCACCTTCGCCAATAATAATCTCGGCATTCGGGCCCCATTCAAACTCCTCAACATTGCCTGTAATCGCCAGAGGCGGATGTACAGCCAAGTCCATCGCGTCAGCCTTCAGGTTCTCCAGATGGTCGATGCGGTACTGCATACCAACCAGATTGTCCAACGGGCCCATGCCATACAGATTGTCAGGACGCATACGCCACTGCACATGGCCCTTGGTGGTCTTTCCCATCCATGAGGGCATGGGGACTACACGGATGACCTTAGACCTGTCTACAACCGTAATCAGGACGTTCTGGAGGTATTCCCCAGTGTCCTTGTTATTGATGGAGCCTTCAAACTCCAGCACCTCAATATAGCCGCTTTGCAGGTAATCGTAGAAGTTGCCAAAACCATCCACAGACAGGGCTACGGCCTTGGAAACGTCCTCTGTAGCGTAAGCACCCAGCGTCTTGCGATATTTGTCTACTTCCTCAATTATATCCTTATTATACCCTAATTCTGGCATATTGTCAAGCTCCCATTTGAGCTCGCCAACAGTTTTTAGGGTGCGGACGATGTTATAACTGTCCTTAAAACTGGCAGCCATCGGATTAAATACAATATCAAACGGGCTAATGCGCTTCAGTTTAGGGCCACGATAGCCCTGAATTACCTCGCCATTTGCATCAGTATGGGTTTCATTAACAAATACAATATCCCAAAAAGCATTGCCATAGTCAATGAAGTCGTACAAAAGCTTGTAGACTTCCGACCTAAAGTTGCTCATCCGCACCTTATTGCTAATGTAGGCTTCGATAGCCTCACGTTTTTTCTTGGTAACGGCATCTCTGGAGTAGCCCTCCCACTTGAACCAGTTGTCATTCGGAAACAGGGCAGAGGCATAGTTGGCATGCAGATTGTCACGAATTTGACAAATCTTGGGGATTGTGGTCTTATTTTTCCACGGAAGCTGCGAATTAGTGGTCTTTGTCGTGTCTGTGGCAAAGATGTAATTGCGCAGTTCTTCCTTCTCAGCCACCCATGTACGGCGCTGGGTAGTGAGATTGTCCCACATATAGGCAACCTCAGACGCAAGCGAGTGTGGCTGTAGGATGTTCTTAATTTCTGCTACTTTAACACTCATGCGGCTACGCCTCCAAATCGGCTATTAAATTGCAATACGTTAGTTTTCTTCATCTTGTTTCCTCTTCGCATAGGCGGAGTGGCTACGTCAATAGCGGCTGTTAGGGCATCCTTAATGTCGTCATGCGGAGGCTTTTCCAACATCAGCTCCTCCTCCAGTGCCGAAATATATGGGCCCTTAAAGTGCCATATCTTTTGGTTATCATACTTAGGCTCCAAGGTCGCAGCAATGCGCTCCTCCTTGTTGCCCTCGTGCCTGCTTGGGCGATATTCATCTACCGTTAAGTTGAGTCCTTGACGGGCAATGTAATTTTCCTTCAGGTCACGTACAATCACTTGCTGGGCTACAGTCACTTCGCATCGAATCTTTCTGAATCCCCACTTTTGATACATTCTCAGGATTGCATTAAAGTAGTCACTAATCCTGTCGCTCTTAAACCTATCAATATCCAATACGTAAATATTGGACTCGCTGTCAATGCCAATAACCACAATAGCAGTGCTATCAGCTTTAGCCTTTGTCGAGAAAGCAAAGTCAATTGCTGCGAAGACATTGATTCGGCGGTCTTTGAAGTACCAACCATCCGGCTCGTTTGTGACGTGCTTGATGTCGAAGTATTGGAACTTGTCTGCTGAAATACGGAGATTGGATGGGTCGTTAGGATTTTGGTAGTACTGCGCAAAGAACTGCGTTTTGTCTTCATACTCTGCCTTAATCTTGCTCAATACGTTTCTATCAAATCCGAAACGCTTCCCGTCTTCTCTCCGTGCTCTAGGCCACAAAAACTCACCATCTGTTTCTACTACTTTAATGTAGCTATCCCAGACATATTCTTCGCCTGTCGGGTCTTCGCTGTCATCATCCTCGTACACAAAATAGCTTTGCTTAAGGAATGTAGTGTACTGGTCTTTGCCATGATAACGAGTGCCCACGCAATCCATCTTGGCATCGGGTACTTTAATCGAGGCAATCTGGCTAATAATAGCTGCTACCGCCTGTCTGCCGTCCTCTGTGTAGGCATTCTTCGGAACCACCACGTCATCTAGCTTAACCTTTGTTGCGTGAAAGCCAGTGATGTTCGTAGTTAAGCCTGCCGTCTTAATGGACGGGTCACGAATGCCTTCTTTCTTGCGCAGCGGATGGTCAACACAAATCTCGCTAAGACTCCACTTCTCGCGCTTGCCCTCTTGCGGATGAATCATGTCAGGCCAGTACTTCATGTAAGTCTTACTGGTCATGATGTTTTTCATCAAAGCAAGCTGTTGCTCAGCAAGGTCGCTTGTAGCAGACACATACAAGATTGTTTCTGTCGGGTCTTTTGTCAGCTCCCAAACAGTCTTGTATGCAATCAACATACTTTTTAAGTGACCACGGGGAAGCAGCACTAGCACGTTATCTTTGCGCGTTGAACTAGTCCACCAACGGATTAGCTCTCTATGGCATTCGCCAAGCAAGAGGTGTGGGGCCACTAAGCCAATAAACACCTCTAAGTCTGACTCTGCTGCTTGTCTAATCTCGTCTTGTGTTAAAGTCATTGCTGCTCCGCTGGCGGTAAATCGGGCTCAAACGGAGGGCCACTTCCGCTTTCTGTATATGTATAACTAAAGCTAAACGGCAAGTAAAAATCAGTAACAACGGGCGTTGCCGCAGAGTCTGTAGCTGTTATTTTAATTTCGCCCTCTTTCGTAACATTCCTACCAACTGTGGTAGAAGCTGTAATTGTCTTTGCGGAGTTATCCACAACAATAGTTAGGGCTGGGCCATCGGATACCACAGCGGTAACACTGTATGGAGCTGTTCCGCCACTCACGTTATATGTTACTGTATCAGATTGCGCGTCTGTCAATGGACAGGAACCAGTAGGATTATCACAGCTTAGCGTATCTGTAAAATCTGCTGTTGTGTTGCCAAGCTCTAACGCGGTCGCAGGAAACAAATCTACCCACGCGCTACCATTCCATCTTTTTGCAATTGTCAGGTCAACCCATGTAGTTCCATTCCAGCGTTTCTTTGTGGTAATGTTAGCCCACGAAGAACCATTCCAGCGTGTGCCTGCCATAAATCACCAGAACCAAAGGTCTTCACGACCAGCAACAGCAGTTGGTGTGCCGGACTGAACCCAAATCTTAGGCTCAGCTTCCAAAGTGTCCAGACGAGAATCAAGCGATGTAAGGTCGCTCACCAAGCCAGTTACGTCAGCCTTGACATGCGTGTGTGTAGCCGGAGTGAATGTAGTGGGCTTGCCTGTAATATCAGCCCAAGCGTGTACGTGGTTGCCCGGAGTGTAAATGTTCAATGTTCCGAGGGCAAGCAATTGGCCCAGAGTAACAGGCTCACTATTGGTTGCGGCAGTCGGAAGATTGAGAATACGGTTGCTGTTCATGTCCAGATTAGCAGACATGGTGTTAGGCGCAGTGCCGTCTCTGCTAAGGGTGTTTTCCAGAGCTGTCTCAATCAGGGCAAAGTTGGCATTAAGCAGGTCAACTGTAAAGCTGCCACTTGACAAATCGTATAGCGTAAGTTTAGCCATTATTAGTTCCTTTTACAAGCGACAGAATTCGTGCGCTTTCTTCTTTGGTTTCTGAATCAATCATGGCTGCTTTCTTCAAAGCACCCTCTCTATCTGCCTTGCTAGGACGGCCCTTGCCTGTCCCATACTCTTTGTTCGCCATGTACTTTGCTGCATTGTAGTTGCCATCTTCGGCAAGCTTTTGAATCTGTTTCAAGTGGCGAGCTGTAAGTTTTAGCTCTAACTCTTCTCTCCACGTTTCAATCTCTTTGCGAAGGTCGGCATTGCCACAAATTTTCTTCCAGTGATTCCAGCCAGCCAGATGTGCATCAGCAAAAGCATATTCTGTTACATCTTCCATTTCAAGATACAGGCGTTTCAGACTAACATATGTCTTACCCTTATACACTTTATCCACATCATCAAATGTAAAGAAGGCTTCGGGGTCGTAGGCTGTTTCTAAAAACAAACTCTGGGTTTTGTATCTACCCATGCTGTCTAGAAAGTCACTTCGTTGCTTCGTAGTCATTCTTAATTAGTCCTTGACAGGCTGTGAGTTGCCGCACAATTGCGTCTGCTCTTGAGGCTTCTCGAATAAGAAATTGCACATCTTCTCCAAGAAGTCCGGCTTCTGTTCCTGCATTATCTCCGCTGGCGGGACAGGCTTTGTAGATGAAACGGGGTTTGAGGCGCAACCTACCAGAC